GTGGTACAGCTTATTTCTGTTCTTCTGCTCCTGGAACTGATGCTCTTGCAGGTTCAACAGTTGCAGCAGGTGCTACTCGAACAGCATTGAAATTGGCTGTTGATGAAGTTGTTGTTTATAACGATCTGATGAATCTTTCTATTGCTTTGGATGATAATAAGACTCCTAAGCAAACGAAAGTTATCAGTGGTTCTCGTATGATTGATACTAAAACCGTTATGGGTGGACGTATCATGTATATAGGATCTGAATTGATTCCTGTAGTACGAAAAATGAAAAGTATTAATCCTAGTTCTGCAGTAGGGGATGGCTTTATCAGTGTAGAAAAATATGCTGATGCTGGTAATACCGTACATGGAGAAATAGGTTCTGTTGATCAATTTCGTATTGTTGTAGTCCCGGAAATGCAGCATGACCGAGCAGGTGGTGCAGCTTCTTCTGATACTGCAGGTACCGGTAAAAATGGTGAAGATATCTATCCAATGTTAGTTGTTGGTGATGGTGCTTTCACTACTATTGGTTTCCAGACTGATGGTAAAAGCGTTAAGTTTTCCGTCATTCATAAGAAACCTGGTAAAGAAATTGCTGCTTTAGAAGATCCATATGGTGAGGTAGGGTTCTACTCCATCAAATGGTATTATGGTTTTATGGCGCTTCGTCCAGAACGACTTGGTATTATTTGGACTGCCTTAGCAGCAGTATAATTAACATTGTTTGATCGTCCTCCGAGCGGCGCACCGCTCGGGGGGCACTCTTTTAAATTATAATTTGGAGGAAGCATGGAAGATACCACATTAACAGCTCCCATTAATGGAATGACAGACGACGAAATTCGACAAGAATTAGCGGATAATGGAGTTACATTACATCATAAAACTGGAACAAAGAAGCTTGCTTCTACTTTAGCTAAAGTTAGAACTAAAGAGTACAAAGAAGATTCTAAAGAAAGTGTGCTTGAAACTACCGGCATTGTGAAACATCGTTCTCTTCCTGGTTCTACTGAAGCATCTAGAGCTGCAAAAGAAAAACATATAGCAAAAATAAATCAATTAACCCCAGAACAAGCAGCTATGAAACTTGTTCGTGTAGTGGTTACTCCTAATGATCCTGGTATGGTTAACTACCCAGGACTTATTTTTACTGTAGGTGTATCATCAATTAATAACGGACGAATGATTAAAAAGTTTGTTCCTTTCAATAATGAGGAAGGTTGGCATGTCCCAACAATTATTCTTCGTCAAATTGAACATGCTGAAATGCAAAAGTTTAAAACTGTTACTCGTCCTAATGGAGAAAAGGTTTTGGAACCATACTTAACTAAAAAGTTTAATGTACGAGTTTTACCAGATCTTACTCCTAAAGAAATAAGGATACTTGCTGATCAACAAGTTGCAGCAGGATTTAATGTAGGAGTAAACTAATGGCGATTACTATTGCTGATTTAACTGCTGGCGTTGCTACAGATGCAAGTAATGTAGTAACAGGTACCGGTGTATTTGACGATATGATGGAGACTGTCAATGCTCATATGGCTGCCCAGTTCAACCTAGGTAGAATTACCGGCAGTGATTATGCAACAGTATATTTAACAGCAATACAAGCTACTGTAGAACAAGCTGTAGCTTACACGATAGGTATGCAAAAAGGTAATGCTGAAGAATCTTTATTATTTCAAAAAGAGATTACCGAATTTGCACAGACTGATAAGGCTACCAAGGTAGCTCCTAGTACTACTAGTATTATGGGAACAGCAGCTGCTTTATCTGTAGAACAAGCTAAAGGTTTTAAATGGAACGCTGATCAGAAATATCTTAAAACTATTTTAGATGCTTGGAGTATTAATATTTCTACAGCAGGTATAGCAGCTACACAAGTAACTGCTATTAATGCAACAGGTACAGGTAATATTAATACCCAAATAGCTAACGCCGAACCTACCGGATAGGAGGCGTTTAATGGCTTTTGCAATCCCTCTGCTACTGACAGCTGTTGCAGTTGTTGCAGTTGTTTATATAGTCCAAGCAGTTGTACAAATAGTCGAGATGGTCATACATTTGATAATGATCCTTCTTGGCTGGGATAGTGGATATACCCAGATTATTGAATACTACGAAGTCCATAACATCCCCCTATTTGACGATCCAGATAGGAACAATCCCCTTTTAAATTCAATTCTAACCAGCATTTTACAAGAGAAAGATATTGCTAGTAATCTTATCTATCATCTTGTATTTCGTAGTCTTAAAGGAAATGTTAAAGAATTTATGGATTTCATTGATAACGGGAATTACTTTGAAAGTTTTCCTGTTATCGATTCTTACATTTTAACCATAGATTATACTGAATTAACAGCTGCATTAAATACCCTCAATGGTGTTCCTTGTACTCCTGAAAATTCTTATTTAATAGCATTAGATAATGCTACATGGGTTAAATACTGGCTTCAGGAAAATAAAGAATACAACGTAGGAACTAATACACTGGGAGTAGATTATTCTACAACCAGTACTAGTCCTATTACTCCTGCTGCGGATACGGTTACAGTAACCCCGTCTACTAATCACTTTGATATTGATATAACTAGTGAAATAGCTACTTCAGATGAAGTATTTGCTGATGAACGATGGCAGGTTAATCTTAATACTATTGCTTATAATGCAGTACCGGACGATTATACAGTTCAAGTATACAACGCAGAAAATGTTGGAGAAATAACTAGAACTCTTCCATATACAGTACCCACTAAACCACTGCAATTACATTATGTTTCTTATTACTATAGAGATAGTGCTCCGTCTAGACAGTATATTTTTATTTATCAAGTAGGTGAAGGAACATATGAAGATTTAGATACAGTAGAAGAACCTATTGACATAGACGGTGCTACTATTGAATCACTCCCTGCTATTCCACTAAGAATAGATAATGCTAATTACACTACTTTTGGTACAACTAAAGCACAACAAATTGAAGATCTACTGGCTATAATTCACTTAAATGCTGAAGACGTTCTTGACACAATTTTAACTGAATCAGGTACTCCCGGAGGAGATTTAGATCATGTTTATATTACTTTTGGTGTGCGTATGTGGGATACCTCTCAAGCAGGAATGGCATATTTATATAATATGTTTGAAAATTTATATCCTTCACAAGGAGTTAGTCAAGGCACATACAATAATACGACATCAGGAGACGACAAACCGCACAATAATATTGTTACTGAAACAGATGATAACAAAACCGCATTTCAATGGGCGTATATTACATACGAACATACTTCATTAGTAGATATCGATGCAGATAGTGGAAGTCCTGAAAATGGCATATATTATTCAGATATGTCCAAATTCGATGCTGATGATATTTTAATGTTTCAATATTACGTTTCTTCTGGAAAAGGTACTTATAACGTAGGGTATAAAGCTGATGATTTAGATGAAGTACAGGATTTTCTAGACGGTAGTGGTGTACCAAATCCAGGTACTACTAGTGGAGAAGCTACTAATTGGTTACAAGTAACTGAACGCCTGTCCTATAACAATCCCACCCCTAATTTACTAGAAGCAGATGATTCTGCTAGTGACTTAAAATATTTAACTCCTGATCTGTGCTACGAAAATAATGGATCAGGCGTATTACGCATAATAGAACAAGCATCAGAAGAAACAACTGTAGGACAATCAATTACTTATTACTGCTGCAAACCTTCAGGATTAGATGCTTATACAGTAGTTGCTCCAATTGCTGCTTTAAGAGTTGTTGATGGCGCTAGCGGGTACTTTAGAGTAATTAAATTTAATCTTGGGAATAAAGGGGATTTAATGGTCCCATTTATTCATAACTTTATCAGAGACTTATCTAACGATAAAGTTAGTAGAATATTTTTAGCAGGAGCTCACGCAACCATATATGTAGCTCATTATGAAGTTATTGTGCATGAAGGGATGAGTTTTCTCCAAGCCCTTGTAATGATTATTATTATTGTTGTTGTAGCTTACTACACATATTCATTTGATGGAGGCCAAACAACTAAAGCTTTATTAACTTTAGTTTCAACAACTGCTACTACTGTTGCTGTTAATGCAGCTATTAATTATTTAATGACACAACTAGTTAATATGGTTGTGAAAATGGTTGTTCAACATTTAGTTCAGCTAATTATTGTAGAAATAGCCGGGGATGATTCAGAACTTGCAATGATGCTTAGTTTGATCTCTATGGTAGCTATCAGTATGTGGGATCCAGGCATTACTGTTGGATCAGGTGTTAATGTAGGTTCAGTACAACCAGGAAGTTATGGACCTACAGGAGGTACTGCTATAGGACCTGACGTTGCGGGAAGTAGCATAGAATTTGCAAATTCTCCTGGTATTACAATGAGTAGTAGTTTTAAAAGTTTTAGTTCTCTTACTGCAATGGATTTTGCAAAGATAGGTCTAGCTGCAATAACTGGATTTAATGAATTTTTAGCAATTAAAACAGAGACTTTAGCGGAAGAATTAGCTAAAGATAAAGTACAGTTTGAAAGGGAGAAATTGGAAGGAGAGGCAGCACTAGATGCTGGAAAAAACATGCTTTTTACAAGTGATATAGATCCACTTACAATTCTAGCGGCAACTTATGCTAGAAGTGGATATGGAGGAATGGGACCAGGTATTTATGATTTATGTAATAATCAGTCTGGGATACTGTTGGATATGCCATATTTGTATGATGAAAAACGACAACAAGATATCGGGGTAGAGCATCATTTTACATTTGCATAATATATACAATAGACAAGTAGATTAATTAAAGGTAAAATCTACGTACTATAATAGGAGTAATATCATGGCGGGTAAAAATATGAACAGGAGAAAAGAAGATATACTTAATAATCTTTTCTCTGGAAAAGGACACTGGCAACCATCTCCTTTATTTGTTCCTCCAGTACAAGCTTTACAAGGAATGTCTGGAAGACCAAGATGGGAAGATATACAATCACAACGCTTAGATAGAGGATCAGGT